GTCCTGGAGCTGAATCACTTGCCGCAGCATATTACCCTTGGGTAAATATTCCAGATACTAACAAGATCCCAGGCGTAACACGCGCCCAGGCTCCTGGAGCTATTATGGTAGGTCAGTACTTAGCTACAGACGCAAGCCGTGGAGTATTCAAAACTCCTGCTGGTCTTGGAAATCAAATTGCACTTGCAGTATCAACTGAGCACTTGTTTACAAATGCTGAGCTTGATGAACTCAATACTCGCAATAACCCAATCAACGCAATCCGTAACGTCCCTGGCGCCGGAATTGTTGTTATGGGTGGACGTACACTAGATAACACCCCTAATAACCGCTACATCAATATCAAGCGCTCATTGCAGTATATTGAAAAGCAGTTGACGGATCTATCTGCATTTGCCGTATTTGAGAACAATGACACATTCTTGTGGCGTCGTCTTCATACAGTAATTAACGGTTTCCTTATGGGATACTGGTCACAAGGCGGACTTCGTGGTAACAGCCAGAACCAAGCCTACTTTGTAAAAGTTGACGAAACTACAACTAGCTTTACCGATATGCAAAACGGTCGAGTTAACATTGAAGTTGGCGTCGCACTAGAATATCCAGCAGAGTTTATTGTCATTAAGCTTGGACAATTAACAGGAAACGCGTCAGCGTAAAGGAGATAAATAAAAATGCCAACATCACAAACTAACTCAGCAGTGGTAAATACACTTAGTACACTACTTACTGATCCAGTTCGTAATTTTAAGTTTGTAGTTACTTTTGAACCAACAGCAGATGGTGTAAAAAATGCTGCAACAAATTATGGCAAAAACTTTGGAAAGCTTGGATTTGTATCCATGTCTGGCCTAACAGTTTCAACTGAATCTATTGCATACCGCGAAGGCGGCTACAACACAAACATGCACCAGCTACCTGGTCAGTCATCGTTTACCCCTATTACATTCTCTAAGGGTGTAATGCTTAATCAGAACGATAACGCTATGTGGATGAAGAAGCTATTCTCAGTTCTTACACCTACAGCAAATGGCGGAGTTGGATCTAACTTCCGTTGCAATTTGGAAATTCAGGTCCTTAGTCACCCAAACCCAGGCGCATATAAGGGTAGCGCATCTACAACACAAGATGCTAATACCCCATATGACCAACATACATCACTTCGCTTTAAGGTGTATAATGCTTGGATCACATCACTTTCTTACAGCGGACTAGACGCAGGTTCTAACACCCTTATGGTAGAAGAAATGACTCTAGTTCATGAAGGTTGGGACGTACGTTACGGAACTGACTACACTGCAGAAGGAACAGCTCCGACTGATTTCAGCAAGAACCAAACTATCTCTTAATATAAGGAAAACACAATATGTCTAATAATACGGTTATAAATGCGAATACAAATCCTGATTTGGCCAATAAACTAGCATCAGATGCTATGGCTCTTGGTGATCAGGAGGCAATGATTAAGGCGGAACCGCCTAAGATTACATTGCCTCCTGATACATCAGTAGAGTTGGCGGGAGGTCTATACGACCCCTTCAACGGCATGATTACTACTGCTGAAGTTCGAGAGCTTACTGGAATAGATGAAGAGGCTATCTCTAAGATCAATGATCCTGGAAAAGCCCTCCTAAATATTCTAGAAAGAGCAACTGTTCTAATTGGTGAAGAGAAGGCAACAAAAGAACTACTAGACGCAATGTTTGCTGGAGACAGAGAGCTATTGCTACTAGCTATCAGAAAAGTAACCTTTGGTACAGAAGTAACTGTGGGGCCTGGTAGATGCCCTGCATGCGACGAAGAACAGACATTTGTTATTGATCTAGATAAAGACGTAAAGATTAAAAAGTTAGACGGCGATAGAGAATTTACAGTAAAGTGTAAGGTTGGTAATGTTGTAGTAACACTCCCTAAGGGTGGAACACAGCGAGCAATCGTAGACTCTGTAAATAAAACTACAGCAGAATTAGATACAATTCTGCTAAAGAACGCGGTTCTATCAATTAATGGGGAAGATGTAATTAACCCAGAAGTTGTTAGAAACCTAGGAATGAAGGATCGTAGAACGATTCTTGAAGAGATCACAAACCGAAACCCTGGACCACAACTCAGCCAAATTAAAAAAGAATGCACGTCTTGCGGCTCGGAGGTGCCGCTGCCACTAACCCTGGCAGATCTCTTTCGGGAGTGAGACTGACTACAGAATACTTCTTGGGATGTATGAGCTGCTAACGCAGATGTATCCTGGGTGGACACTTACAGAGATTCGTAACCTTACCTCTAGGGAACGAATTAATTGGCTTGAAAAAGGAAGCAACAGGTTAAGGCGGTGATTTAAATGGCCGATAATTTGGGAGTCGCAACAGATGGCGACCCAGGTTTTGGTAGCGTAGCGGGCAACGAAGCTAGCTTTGACGACTTCGGAAAAAACGTACTAAAGCTATTTAAAGAAGTATCAAAGTACATGGATACCATTGCTGAGCAATGGGACAAGATGTCGGACAGTGTTGACAAAACAACCGACAAATTGGGTGGCAAATCTGGCGGCGGTAAAATTGGTATGGGCGGTGGGTTTACCCGTGCTCAAATAGGGGCAGCTGTAGGAGTTGCTGCCGGCTCTGCATATATGGGCATGGCCCCAAATACTATGTCTGCTGTTACTCAGCGCATAGGTGCAGATTCTTATGCTGGTATGGCAGGCATGTCTTCACGACAAGCCATCCTACAGGCAAACAAGCAGGTAGGTGGCGGAGCTACAAGCGCTATGTCACCTGTCATGGCACAGATGTCTTTGATGTATGGTGGCGGTTACGGCGCAAAGTCTACTTCTGCAAAGAACATTATGAGCCAAATGTCCGGCTTAAGCGCACAATCTGGTATGTCAAACGAAGCTGCTGCTGCATCTGTTGCCGGAATGAACGGCATGAACTTTTTGCGCATGGGTGTTCGTATCCGTGATGCCCAAGGAAACCTAAAGCCAATATCTCAAATTATTAACGATGTATATCGTTTCCTATACCGTGGTCGACAAATTACCGCAGAAGAAGCGGATCTACTTTACAACCCAGGATCTAAATCCTATCAAACCCTTGCTGCTATTACAAATGGGGATCAAGCCTTGATGCAGCAACTGCAATCAGGTCTTCGTGCTAGAGCAAAAGCAGGCTCAGCTAAAAAATACTCTAGTGCAATGAATAGCAAAGATCCAAATAAAATGTTGGATCTTATGGGCGTTGATAAAAGCTCCCCTGTTCGTTCTAACTTTAGATTTAATAGCAGTGAAAATAGAAAGCTTGCTGCAACTGAAGAAGGACTAGTAGGTGGGTACAACGTAGCCACAAGAACTACAGCCGCAGTTAACGACGGCTTTAGTGCCTTAGCAGATGTTCTTGGGCCAGTCAACGATGCTTTGATGACCTTTAAAGGCATCTTGCAAACTATGCCTAACGCAGGAAACACCGGAGGAGTTATTGCACAGGCTGGAAGTACTGCTGCAAGCTTAGGCTCTTCATTTCTTCAATATAAACTGCTATCTAAAGTTTTAGGTGGTAAAGGCGGCGGACTACCCGCACTAGGCTCTATTACTAAGGGCGGAGGATCACTATTATCTAAGGCAGGTCCAGCCCTTTCTTCATCTGGCAAATTTTTAGGTAAAGGCATACCAGTTCTTGGTACCGCGTTATCTGCAGTTGGTGGCTACCAAGATGCTAAAAAGAAGGGCGGCTTTGACTGGGGATCTGTATTTAAATCAACAGCAATAGGTGCTGGTACCGGAGCAGCTGTGGGAGCAGTTACAGGCCCTGGAGCTTTAGTTACAGGTACGATTGGCGGACTTCTTGCCGGCGGTGGTAATGCACTAGGTCAGTTAGCTGGAATGATTGGTGGAGAATCCAGCGACGGAATGAACATCGGAGCTGCATCAACTGAGCAGGCAGCAACTTCTGGTGCAAACCATATGTGGCCTGTTCCAGCAGCAACCCCTGTTTCTTCAGAGTTTGGTCCTCGTGCAGCTGCTGCAGCAAAGGCTGCAAAATCAGGACAAAAGATTAGTTCAAACCACAAGGGTATGGACTTAGCAACGCCTTCTGGAACACCGATTACTGCGGCCTCAGATGGAACAGTATCAAAAATAGGTAATGATCCTAACGGCTATGGTAACTATGTAGTTATCAAGCACCTTGATGGAACCTCTACTCGCTATGCTCACTTGCGTTCTATTCTTGTAACTCGTGGACAAAAAGTAAAAGCAGGACAAGTTATTGGTAAATCTGGTGGTGGACCAAAAGACCCTGGACGAGGAAACTCTCGTGGAGCTCACCTTCACTTTGAAACAGAAGATGAAAAAGGCGTTAAGTACAATCCTAGAGATTGGTTTAAAAAGCGTAAGGGTGTTCCTCAAGCCTTATCAAATCTAAATGAGTCTGCCTCAAAGGTATTTAAAACTAAAAAGGCTGGGTGGAGCTCTAGTAGTTACGCCTCCCCAAGTATTTTAGCGGCATTTGGGCAAGCCATTGAGAGCGGAAAACCCCTATCTTATGATGATGTTGAAAAGCTATTTGGAAAGAAAACTGATGAGGTTTTGGCCGGACTTCCTGGGGGAAAATATGAAGGAAACGTTACCGGCAATAAAAAAGACCTTATAAAGCTAATTTCATCTAAGGGATTTAAGGGAGATGCGCTAAAGACTGCGTACGCAGTTGCTATTGCTGAATCAGGTGGGCGATCTAATGCACACAATGGTGATGCTAACACCGGCGATAATTCCTATGGTTTATATCAGATTAATATGATCGGTGGCCTTGGACCTGCTAGACGTAAAAAGTTTAATCTTAAGAGCAATGAAGACCTATTTAATCCAAGCACTAACGTCGGTGTAGCGGCCCACATGAGCAAGCGAGGCGAAAACTGGAGCGCCTGGTCTAGCTATAAAACCGGAACTTATCTGAAGCACCTAAAAGAAGCGGATGCTGTTGCTTTGGAAGCTCGCGTAGGTGGTGAAGCTAGCGATGGTATGAACATTGGTGCTCCTGGAGGAACTAGCGTAAACCACGGTGGCGGTAGCAGTAGCGCAACTGTAAACTCAAATAGAAATGTTACAATTAACCTTGATATGAAGGTACAGATTGCTCAGGGAAGCGCCCAAGAAGCAGAGCGTTTAGTTAAGCTAGTCGGAGAAAAGTTGAAGAAAGATGCAACATTACGTAGAATTGCGAGTAGCCTATAATGCCAACGTATGAGTATAAGTATTTCTACACCGTTCAGGTAGAAACAGATTTTGGTAGCCAAAATGAAATAAACTCAACAGGTTCTTTTGGTGACCTTGCTTTAGAAACCCAATTTGGAGAATTTGCAAGAACGCACCTAGAGCAGAAATTTGGGTCGGAGGTAACCTATGACGAATATGGTGTGTACACTGGCCCAGCGTCTATGGCGGGACCCTACGCTACCC